ATCATACCTAAGATCCGGGCGCCGGGATCGTGGTATTTTGTGATCAAGCGTTGTTTCCCGGCGGGTAAGGCGATCATTACAGTAATAACAGATATAAAAATCAGCCGGGTTATCTATGAACCATTGAGTGCGAAATGCTAACCACTTTTTACCATGCTTGCCTAACCGCTTGATCGCTGTTTTGCGAACTGTTGGCTGTTTAGATCGTTTCATTGGCTTGCGCTTGCGCCAGTAACAGAATGAGGCGCTATGGCCAACGATATTACAGATTTTGCATGGTTTTGGGTTATTGAGTGCCATCATCCGGTACCACCTATCGCGCTTGGTTATTAGTGATTGTATATTAACAATTGTATATAACTTTGTAACAGCGCCACATAGGTATTACGATCCTATATATTGGGCGCCGGGTAGTAAATTGTAATTGCTTTACTTTGTTCAAACATTAGTGGTGCTTAGTGCATATGTATTGCTACATACTTGCGCCTTTACCAGTTAGGCTACCCCCCCTTATGGTGGGGGGGCTTGGATTTGAACCAAGATATACAAGTTCCAATTGTATGGCGCCTGATGTTAGGTACAGTCAGGCGAAACCGTAAGGAAAGCTAACCGGCCGGATAGCATGGCATTTTAAGTCAGCCATCCAATGACTAGCGCGAACCTCAGCGGTACCGGGTGGCGGCACTCAAGCCGCCTAAAATGTGAATGTGCGAACCGTTAAACGGCTATATCTTTGTCAAGATCAACTGAAACCTCATATTGCCAGTTAGCGGCCTGAATAGCCGTATCTAGTTGGCGCAATGCCTTAGAGTACATATCGTATTCCTTGGTAATTGATTTCAGTTCAACCTTAGGGATTTGGAACTTTACCTCATCAACCTCATCGGTTACCTTAACGCGCTCAGTTTTAAGTTCAAACGCGCCATTTTCACCGGCAACCTTAACAGGTTCCAGTTGCTTAACCTTGGCCTCAAGGTGTTTTCTTAATACTAGTGCCTCAGCTATTTTCATATGCTGATCCTTTCCGATCCTTAGGATCTGAATTATTTAATTACCTTGGAAAAAAGATGCCGGTGCGGTTTGTTGCACACTTGGCGCGGCACCCTGTAAATAACTACCGGGTGCCGTTACTTGTACCACATTAGGCGCATCTTGCATGCCATAATTTGGTTTTACTTGCAAAGTGCTAGTTGTTGGTGCGGGTACAACCTGTACCTCTTGCACCGCGTTCACACTCAGCGCGTATATTAAACAAACTACCGCAACAGCAAGCGCAACAAGTGCGATTACTAAAAATACCGGCGTATTGTTTTTGCTCATAGCGATTCCCCTTTCCATTTACATATTATCAAACATAAGCGATTGTGTCAAGTTATTTGCGTTTACGCCTTACCCGGCGTGTTTCACCACTCTTTTTACCGGCCATCCGGGCGCGATCACTATTTGTGCCAAACCCTTTTGGTACAGTTTTCTTGCCACCTGATTGGCCTATTTGGCGCATAAACGCTTTCATGTTTTCCTCAGATCCATGCATGGCGATCATTTTTTCACGCCATACCTCACCCCTTGTGCGGGCTTGCGGTGTATTTGGTACCTCTTTGCTCATACTGTTCCTTTCCTTATTAAAAATCACCATCAGCTACTTGTAAGCATTTTAATCCCATTTCCCGCCACATTTCAACAACTTGGTTCCGATCATCCAGTACATAGTGTACATAGTATTTATCCCGGATATTGTTATCAAACAATTCACGCTTAACGATGTTATCTTTGCGCATATCCCCCTCAGGCCGCATATAAAGCGCGTGGTAGTTTATATTGTGCTTAGTTAGCCATTGGATCGTTTCATCCCGGCAAACGCTATCCCGGCCGGATAATAGGATTATAGGCCACTTATCCGATAAGGTGTTAATCAATGTTGCCACTGTTTCATCAAGGCGATCCTCACCAACTTTTGCCCATTCAAACGGCGATCGCTTGCCATCCATATGCGCCAAGGTACCATCAATATCACAAAGTATGGCGCCGGGTAGATCACCGGGATCATATATTTCCGGCTTAGGTGCTAGGAATTGCTTATACATTCCCTTGATCACCTTTTCACCAACATAATTGGCGCGTTTTTGATCCCTTTTTATACATTCCTCAAGTGGAACATCGGTGAAATCTTTGATCTCAAAATCAGCCTTATGGTACTCAGCAAATTGCCTTAGGTGCGCCTCATGGCGCGGTGCTAGATTTGTATCATCAACGATCACATCAAACCCGCGGTTCAGGTAGTAAACTATCAGCATATCCCGGTTGGCTAGTACATCCGTTTCATTTTGCTTAGACCATTTGCCATTATTGATCATGGCGCGCATATCATCTTTGTTTACGCGCTTGATCTTGCCCGGGTTTTTATCAACCTGATCCTTTGCCCAAGTAGTTTTGCCACTAGCGGGTAATCCTCTAGTTAGAATCAGTTTTGGTATATGTTTCATATATAAAATCCTCTATCCATTTAATATCCGGCTTGTACCGGAACTTAGTATTAGTGTATGCATCCGTAACCCGGCCTTGCATTTCAGTAAACATACCGGTTAAGCGTGGCAAATGAGGCTGTAACTTGGCCACCGGTAATGGTTTGATCTCAAGCAAAAACGCCCTCAGTTCAGGATCATCAATTTGGCATTTGAACTCACCGGTTTTTAGGAACTCAGCGCATTGCCACAACACCCGGATATAGGCGATCGCAAACTTTGATGTTCGCTCTTGGCCTTTGATCCCGGCTGATTCAAACAGATTCATCTTGGTGTACTGATTATGGGCGTAGCCTCTTGAGGCGGCAACAAAACGATCCGTATCAATGAACTTTTGCCAATTAGCGCGCATATGATCAATCTCAGGCGTTGTTTCAACTATCTCATTACTAAAAAATACCTCAAGGATAGTGGCATTGCCGGCGGTTGCCTGTTTGCAAAAATCGGCTAGTTCATAACTAGTGTTATCCTCATCACCCTCAATCCATGATGTATTCTTAACCCGCCTGAATGGTGATAGTACCTCAAGCAATGGGTGTATATGAATACCCCGGTAATCATAATCAGATTGCTCAGTATGCAAACCATGTAAACGCGATCCAACAAGTACCTTAGTTAAAACTTTCATACATCTATATCCTTTGCAAAGGGCTTTTCATAAGCCGGTTTTAAGTGTTTCCATATCACATCAGAGGCAACTTGATCTTTACCATCCAACAGCGCAAATATGATTGCCGGGTATGGCTGATCAACGCCCTTGATCCTCATTGCCACCTCTTTACGCTCAAGATCAGCAAGATCCTTAACCATGGTTTTGGCAACCGCCAACATATGAGCGTGATTATCGCGCAAACCCTTTTCAGTAGTGCGCACCCATTGGTAAAACTCATCCGGTACCCGATCAAGGATCTCAGTGATTTTCTCACCATTTTTAAGTATTTCCCATATGGATTTGCTTGATACCTCTGTTAGTAAGCGGTGCAATCGTACATATTCAGCGTGTTTGATCTTAACCCGGGTGCCATCATCAAACTTAACAACAAACCCCTCAGAGTTATCCCGGTTAATGCCCAATAGCTGATCCAACTTATGATCATCAAACCGCGCAACAACAGGAAATGGTACATGATTAACCGGCAAACTGGTGCCGGTATGGTTTTCAATTACATCAAGCAATATAAGATCCTCAATATCACCGTAATCAACCACAATGCGGTTAGATGGGTAAATGATCTCAAACAGCCATGTATGCCTATCATTAACCTTAAAATCCCGGTACTTTGTGCGCAAGATCTCAGTGGCCTTAATAGCCTGATCTGATTCAAATGATCCCCGGGTGGCAATCGCGTAATCATTGCCATCGTGATACAAGATGCCAAGTGAACCATCCATCTTATCCATAACGGTGTATGGCAAGTGTAATGGTAATGGTGGCATTTCGGGGTTTTGGTATTCCTCATAATTGAAAAACTTGCGGAATGGCCTTGCAACTATGTTACCGGCGCCATCAAGTATTAGGCCGCGGCAATTCAAAGTTACCTCATTCCATGCCCGGCTGTACTGTACTAGTGGCGTGTAATTGTAGATGTATAGATCAGCGGTTGGATGTTTGCGCTCAGTAACAAGTTTAGCCTCAACAGCCTTTTTCAACTCATCTATGGTAAAAGGTAACATGTTTTTTCCTATTCTTACGGTTAAGTACCGCATTAACTATGATTATTGCCCATATAATTCCAACAAATAACGGTATTGGCCACATGGCTTTCATGAGTACCAACATAAACTCTAGGTTACTCATTTATTACAACCTCATCATCTATGTTGAATACGGCGCCTCTTTTTGTGCAAAAGTGAGTATCATCAAATGTTTTATACTCAAAACCACATCTAGGGCAATATATACAATAATTTATAACATCATCTATATGGATTACGCGCATACTGTTCATTTCTTAACTCTTTTCAGTTTTTGCCACCAAGGCTTGGGCGGTATATCAATATATTCATTCATCACATTATCGTATCGGCCGGGCTTTTCGCGTACATAGTGTATGTACCCATTCTCACCCTTATACGATGTACTGTTACGGATTTTATAAACAGTTGCTTGTGATAGGTTTGTAAGATGCATTACTTGTGCGGCGTTGTACCCGCGATCAAATAGATCCTTAGCTGTTTTCCAAACATCACGCGTTACTTTTTGCATATTCCCCCCGATCATAATTTTTTAATAGTTTTTGCATTCTCAAATAATCAATCAACTCACCCCCATGAGTAATCAAATGTTCCATGGCTGTTTCAGCGTTAGATGTATTTAAGTATTTAATGCCCTTGGTATAAGTGTTGTTGTATGGGTTAAAACATAGGTAATAACCAATTTTCAGGCCGGGCAATAGTAGCTTGTAATAATCAAGCTGTAACTTATCTATGTATTGTGATGCTGTTGTATTGCCACATTTGTATTCATACAGCGTTTCGGGTTTATCAAGCGTATCCGGCACACCACGCAATAGGATCTGTATCTCATCACTGAATGGTATAAGTTTTTCGTACTTTTGCTGAACTACCGGATCGGCTAATTCACCGCCACCGATCTCAGGGTGAATGGCCTTGTGCTTAACAGCATAGTTTGACCATATATCATCCTTAAGGCGGCCAAGTTCCATAGCGGGCGTTGCCGGGAAATCTTGCCCTAGGTAGTATCCAACCGCCTGTTCAAAGTTCCCGGATGCCCATGCATTTATGATGCTGTAACTTAGCTTAACCGTTATCATTATAGATCCTTAAGTGTTACCCTTATTGATTCCCCGCGCTGATCATTGATCTCAATACCACTAGGTAATTTGCCTTTTTCAGCAACATAGTTATCAACAGCTTTTGGATCAACTGTTTTCTTAACTTTGAGGAACCTTGGTGGCGCATTGCCAACAATGGTATATACCTCACCGGTTCGGGATCGGGTGATCTTAAACTTTTCACCGCTGATCGCTTGCCATTCGTTACCGTAAAGTGCCTTGGCCTTTGAATTGATCAATCCCTTGGCCTCAGTTTCAATACTAGTGATCTGATCTAAAATAGCACCGATTTCAGCCTTGATTTTGTACACCTCAGATAGTGATTCAAAAAACTTTTCACCATCCTCAATCTTAGTAGATTTTTCAATCTGTTCGCGTAATGCTTTCAGATCTATGCTTGCGTTAATGTTTATAATGTTTTCCATTTGGCGATTCCCTTTCGCTTAATTACACCCCTATTATATGCCCGCTTATGTTCATTGTCAATACTTAATTATAATTTCACCGGCATCTAGTTTTGGATACAGCTTTTCCATATCCCTTAGATCACATAATGCAACACCATATGTTGGCACTTTAGCATTAGGATTGGTGGCCTTGGTAAAGTCTTTTTTAGCACAATAACCATGAATCTCAGCCACATCACCACAGATCCTTACGCCAATATACCCATCATAGGTATAGCGCATGTATTGTTTTTCGGGCATCCATAGGTTTTCATGGAAATCCTTACTTGCTGTTTTCACATCAACCTTACAAGGGTAGCTATCGGCATATACAACAATATCCCCATCATCAGCCCCGGCGCCCCATTTAGGGGTGTACTTGGCGCGCACCCCCTTTTGGCGTAATAGTTCAACGGTTGCTAGTTCACCAATAATACCAAAGTAAAATCGGCGATCCTCAGATAATCCAGTGTAGTTATGATTCCCTTTGAATGATGCTAGTATCAGCTTTTCACCGCGTTCAGCGGCCTTTTTCATTTCATTAGTTATCGGAATCTGAATCATCATCTTTTGGCACAATCTCATTATGGGCATCACAGGCAACACCGCCGGCCTCAATCAGCCATTCAACTTGCCATTCACCGGCAAACTTTGAGTAGTATTTCGTATCGGCATGCTTGTTAATGTAATCTTGGATCGCTTGCTCAATATCAGCTTGTGTTAGATGTACGCTAGTTTTCATTATTAACCTCAGTTCCTTGCGCCTCAAGCGCCTTTTTAGCTTGCTTAATTCTCTTTTCAGTTTGCTTAGTACGATCGCTGTTTTCCAATGATCCGATGATTTCAATTTCCATAAACTCATCAGCCTCATAAACATCAGCGCCTATACCAAACAGTGATGCACACTTTTTCAAACAATCAGATGTTGCCGCTTTCATATCATTACCAAAATCTAGTGGTACCTTATGGCCATCCTCAAGCGCTTGTTTGAACTTAACCTCAGATCGGCCAAATTGTGTTTTGCGGATCTCAAGCCATTCACCATCCAAATGTACTTTGCCGGTAAGGGTTCCCTTAACCACACAAACCTTTGTTAGTTTGGCAATTTCAAATGCCTCAGCAAGCGATGTTTCAATTTCAAAGTTCCAGTTGAACCCAAACACCCCATCAAGTACCTTGCGTACATATGAACTTTTTATATAAGTCCAGTTGCCACCGCCTTTTGCCGGCCGGCTGTACTTATACTTGGCCGGGGTACTGTTAAAGATCTTTTGGATCTGATTTTGATTCAGCACACTCTTGGCGCGTGATACTTGGTTAATATCTAATTGCAAACGCTGAATTGCATCTTTTTTACTATCAGCCATCGTAACCCTCACTTTCATTAAGGTACTCATCGTACCGATTTTTTACATCATCAGATAAAACATTGCGTTCCATCTTACCTAACCACTCAATCACCTCATCGGTATTTACTAATTTATCGTAATTAGGATCAACCAACAGTTCAATCTCAGTGGTGGCAACAGTTTCATAATCTGTTTCAATTTCAACCTTAACAGTATAGGTAATGCCTTTGGCAAACTGTTCAAAGCTCATAATGTTAGTACTCATCATCGTACCCTCGTAAGCGATCAAACAGATCATCTATTTCCCAATCCTGTATATCGGTGCATCCGGTTGATGGGCATATGATCCCATCTTGGCCACCAAAACCACATTCAATGTAGCCGGATGATCCGCGTGTTGAGCAACAAGCCGGTTCAATGTAAGCATCCACATGCGTACAAACCCACTCATTATCCTCAGACAATGCGAACACGCCTGAATCTTTGTATTTTACTGTTATGGTTTTCATGTAAGCGATTCCCTTTCTGCTTAATGTTACAAGTACATAATACACCCGCTTATGTTGTATTGTCAAGCACTTTTTCGTAATTTGCCGGCATTTTTCCGTAAATTGTGCATAACTTGAATAGTAACACCTTAAGCGATATAATAAAGATGCCCCGGGATAACTTGCTATTCTCTTTAGATAATGGCGATTCCCGGTTAATCCCGGGGATCCACGAAACGATCAACATGCGAGATTGATCGTTTTTTTTATTTGTATTGCTTACAGCGTTCAGCCTGTTCAACCGAAAATTGGCCGGTATAGACTTGGCACCAAGTTGGTTCAATTTTAAGTAGCACCTGATACCACAGGTAGCTATACAGGATTATTGCCCCGGCTAACATTCCCGCAATAAAAACTAATATGTATTTTAAGTATTTCATAACCATATTAAATCATAATTTGTTATGATAAGCATTAGAGGAAACGGCGTAGCCTAGCACCTTACCACCAAAACTCTTTGAAATTACTGTAAAACAAACAAGGTAAGGGCATGTAGTACCGCGCCACCATGCCCACCCACCATATCTAGCGTGTTGATTATTGTTCGTTATTTTGTTACACTTTAGGTAAGAATTGTAACCTATCAAGTCGCAATTCTTTTGTATCGCAAGAGGGTTGCGTTATCTTATCTATTAGTGTATTATCTAACTGATAGGTTACAGCCCTCTGAGCAATCAGGGGGTTTTCTCTTTGTAAGATACAAATAAACAACTTAACACTATGAAATAAATGAGTTGTACAATCTCATTCCAACAAAGATGTAATTGAGTGCAGAGCTAAAAGTGGCCGCGCTGATCCGCCCGCATCAACGGCCGACCTGCCTTGCACTCAACCTAGTGTAAGTTTAATACCCGCTACTATTGGTGCTAGAACTTAGCAGGGATAAAGGCGGGCTAATGGTTAAAAATATAGCTAACAGGGGTGAGCATGACAAAATTACCGGCCTATGATGCCTATAATCACAAGTACATTGATCCAAATGGTTCCTATCAGGAATACAAGATATGGCGCAATGGTGATGGCTACAAGGTTTGGTTGCGTAAACAATGGCGTATCCAAGATGGCCGATGCGCTTATTGCCGGGAATCATTACATAATCAACGCCATGTTGTTGAGCATATTATCCCGCAACGCACCAAGGGCAAGTATGTGAACCAAGGCAAAAACCTAGTTATTAGCTGTACCAATTGTAATAAACGAAAAGGGGGCAAGATACTAAAAAAATCCAACCGTATTAAAGTTAAGCAATATCAAGGGGTTCAATTATGACAGGTTATCAAAGAGCAAAAATCATAGGGTTATGGCTTAAGGCTAAAAAACCAATGCCACTAGATGAGTTCGCGGCCACAATAGATTTATCAACCATAGATGATCCAAACCCGATCATTAACAAACCGGAACCATCTGATCCAATGGAATCAATTACCAAGATATTCCCCGGTGCGGTACCATTGAGGGTGAAATGAATTGCAAGCATCCCGAAATACTAGTTACACCCGGCACAATTATTCCTGATGGTGATGGCTTTATTGTTACCGATCTTGAAAAAGGATCAATGTATTGCCCTAAGTGCGAAACAGAATTACCCATTGAGGATCTATATTATTACCCAAAGGAACAACTGAACACTGCTATACCTCAAAGCATGGTTGATCCACCCAATGTATCGGAACCATTAGAATGAAAATAACAATAACTTTTAAGCATTTACCGGCCGGTAGCAAATACATCCATGTTGGCAAGCGCACTACATACCATTGCGGCAAGTACCGTATCCCTAAGGCACTATTCAACAAACTATGATTGAGCGCCTTTGTACCACATGCCACCTTAGGATCAAACCCGGATCTAAACTCAAGATTTATTGCGCTTGTGATACAATCAAAATAGATAGTATGCAAAATGAGGGAAATGAAATAAATGCCAACAATGAGCCAACAAGAACCAAAGCCAAAAGGCCGACCAAATGAGTACACACAGGAAATTGGTGATAAGTTTTGTGAGTTAATTGCACAAGGTTTATCATTGCGTTCCGTATGTGCCATGGATGATATGCCGGCACCATCAACGATATTCAAATGGATGAGGGAACAGCCGGTATTTTCAAAACATTACGCGCAAGCATGTGAGGAAAGAACTGAGGCGCAAAACGAACAACTGTTAGAACTTGGTGATGAGGCCGTTACATTAGCACAATCATCTGATCCTAAGGCCGCCAATGCTGTTGTTGCCGCGGTTAGATTAAAAGCCGATAACTTAAGGTGGGTTATGAGTAAACAAAAACCCAAAAAGTATGGCGATAAGATTGAATTGGATAACACCGGTGAAATAACCCATAAATATGAGGAAATGACGGATGAGCAACTTGATCAAGCCATCAAAGCAAGACAAGATCGCATTACTGGAACTGGTAGCTGAAAAAGAGCGCCGGATCGCTGATGATCCGCTCAAGTACGCTAAACAGCATCAAAAGCAAAAAGATGCCACTAGCGCCATGCATGCCATTAGAACCTTGTTTTGGGGTAACCGCGTTGGCAAAACTGAATGGGGCGCCCAAGAGGTAAGCCGGTACGCCACTAACAACCATCCATACAGATCAATTGGCGAACCTGTTGAGATATGGGCGGCTTGCCCATCATTTGATGCACAAGAGGAAACTACCCAAAAGAAATTGCTTACCTATTTGCCGGCCAAAGAAATCAAGCGCATTGATTATTTACGCGGTAAGATTATCAAAAAGATTACTATGGTTAATGGATCTATTATTACATTCAAGAGTTACGATCAAGGCCGGGATAAGTTCCAAGGTGCCGGTAAGCGGTTGATATGGTTTGATGAGGAACCACCACATGATATTTATGAGGAATGTTTTGTGCGTGTTGAGGCCGGTGTACAGCTTGATGTGATCATGACCATGACACCGATTAAGGGTATGACTTGGGTGTACGATGAGATTTATCTAGCCACCGATAATGAGGATCTATATGTTAGTGAGGCCGGTTGGGATGATAACCCTTGGCTTACCGAAAAACAAAAGGATCAGATGAGCCGGGGATTATCCGCACAGGCTATTCAAGTGCGCCGGTTTGGTAAGTTCGTTAAGCGTGTTGGCCTTGTATGCGCATGGTGGGAAAGAGATAAGCATTTGCGCCATTACGATACACTGGATCGCTCATGGACTTGGTACGAGGTATTGGATGGCGGCTATTCAGATCCGGCCGCATGGTTACTGATTGGTGTTGATAATGATAACAATGTACATGTTGTTGATGGATTCCGCGAGGCACAGTTAGATGCTGATCAGATCAAGGATAGGCGCAATGTTCGTATAGCCGGCTTGATGATACGCCGAGGCTTTACTGATAACGATAACCCGCGCTTAGTACAGGATCTAGCCAAGAGTACCGAACAGCGGCCAAGTATGAGGCTTACGCCGGTTGAGAAAAAGGCGCATGAGGGTACCAGTTGGGATGAAACACTTGCCCGCAAGCTAGATGAGTATGGTGAGATCCAAAAAGGTACCGGCAAACCCCGGCTGTATATTAGTGATTCATTAGTTAGATTGAGTGAGCGCACCGGCAAAGAGGAAAACTGGATGGTGCAAGAGATTGAAAACCTTGTATGGTTGAACCGCACAAGCAAGGCCGGTGAGGAAATAGTACCGCAATGGGATGATCACCGCCGGTTTGGCCACCACTTTGATGGTATGCGCGCCTTGGCCTATTTCCTAGTTAGCTACATGAAACCAGTGGAAAAGCGCCAACCACGCGAAAAACACTATGATCCGGTTACAGGTAGATTATTATCATGATTGCGTTTATGGTATATTAAAAAATAAGATAGGGGGTATGTTGTAGTATGAAAAACGAAACAGATACAGAACTAGAACCATTTAAGACGAGTGATACGCCATTTGCGGCGTATTGTCATTTAAGGGGGCTGATACTACTCACAACGCGGCCTGATCCTAATGATCGCAAGCGCCAAATCTATGTGTTTGTTGATGATCCAATCCGGCCAACACTTGAGGCCGAGTTCCATGATGATGTTGGTGAGTTTAAGAGTTATTTTTGGAGTTTGAAAGCTGTACAGCGAATGTTATTTAAGCAAGATAAATGAGGTATATGATGGCAACAGTTAGTTTACAGATGATTATCAAGGATGAGGTTGAGGCGGTTAAGCAGTTGGTTTCCAAAACTGAAAGCGCCGGTGGTGAGGTTCGCTATGTTGATAAGGTAAACCTTACAGTTAGCGATAAAACCGCGGCCAACAAACTCAAAAAGCATTTCAGCAATGATCCTAGCGTGAAAGTGGTATGGCGTGAGTGGAACAATAACTTTGCCGATGCCCGCAATGATAACTTAACATTGTGCGACACTGATTATTATTTATGGCTTGATGCTGATGATGCCTTTGATTTCAGCCAAGTTCCTAAGCTAGTAAATTACGCTGAGGCTAATGGTTTTGAGGCTATTTACCTACCATACAACTATGCCCGGGATGAGGATGGCAATGTTGTAGCGGTGCATGATCGTGAGCGCTTGATCCGGGCTGATGCCGGGTTCACATGGCGCGGTGCGATCCATGAATCACTACTCAAAGAGGGTACATTCAAGGCCAAGCGATTAGATTCACCAGTTGTTGAGCATTTATCCAAAGATATAGAGGGTTCCAAAGAGCGCAACCATGAAATCTTACGCGCTCAAGTACAGGATGTTGATAATCCCGATCCTAGATATGTTTATTATTACGGCCTTAGCTGTTTTGGTATGGGTTATTACCGCGATGCCATTGAGATCCTAAACGCTTACATGAAAGTGAGTGGATGGGATGAGGAAATGTACCGGGCAATGGTTAAGATCAGTGAGTGTTATTTTATGCTAGATAAGTACCCCGAGGCGATGGAATACGCCCTCAAGGCCACTGGATTGCTACCAAGCTACCCGGATGCTTACCTAGCGCTTGCCCGCTATGAATATGCTTATGAGAATTGGGCTGAATGTATTGAATGGGCTGAGGTTGGATTATCTAAGCCACCGGTTCAAACCATGAGCGTTAAGAACCCACAACAGTTTGAAATTGCCAAGCTATACATTGCAACTAGCCTGTATTACTTGGGCAAGTACAAAGCGGCATATACCGCCATGCAACAGGTACCAAAGCACTTACAAGGTGAATTATTGGATGGATTCAAACAACAGGCTAACCTTGAAACATTTATTAAGTTGATCCCGGAACTAATACCATTTCTTGGTGCCAAAACCATATGGGATGCGTTACCAAGCCACATTAAGTACGATAATCGCCTCAAGTGGTTCCGTAACAAGATGGTGATACCAAAAGAATGGGGTGATAAGTCAATCGTTATATTTTGCGGTGCCGGCTATGAGGAATGGGGCGCGCATACACTTGATAAGGGCATGGGTGGATCTGAGGAATCGGTTGTTTATCTATCCCGCGAATTGGTTAAGTTGGGTTATGAGGTAACGATATTTAATGAGGTTCCCGAACCATATGAATCTAAATGGGATGCTGATACACCGGGCGTACATTACCGCCCATGGCGTGAGTTTGATAACCGCGACAAGTTCAACATTATCAGCATATGGCGCGCACCGGCTTACGCTGAAAAGGTACAGGCTAAAAAGATATTGATTGATTTACATGATGTACTTGATCAATCAGCGGTGCCGGATGTTCCTAATGCTATTTACATGGTTAAAAGCCAATATCACCGCAACCTATTCAAACACCTACCGGATGAAAAGTTTGTGATCATAGGCAATGGTATTGTGCGCGAACAGTTTGAACATCCTAAGCCTGATCCTAACCACAAGGTTGGCTATTTCAGCGCCTATTACCGCGGTGCTGAATGTTTGGTTGATCTATGGCCTAAGGTACGCGAACAAGTACCGGATGCTGAATTGCATATAGCTTACGGTTGGGGATCATGGGTTGCATTCCAAGGTGAGGATGATTTTTACCATCGCATGAACGCTAAGTTTGAGGCCAACAAGGATAATGGCGTGATCGTACATGATCGCCTAAGCCATAAGGATCTAGCCAAACTAATGATAGATACCCAAGTATGGGCATATCCAACCGAGTTCCCTGAGATCCATTGCATCACCGCACTTAAGGCACAAGAGGCACTATGCTATCCGGTTACCACTAATGTTGCGGCACTTGATGAAACAGTACAATCAGGCGTGAAACTGGATACCAAAACGATCTATTCAGATGGTTATCAGCAAGGCAAGTTTGTTAAGGAAATTGTTGCCGCACTCAAAGAGGGCAAGCGCGGTACACCAGTTCCCGGCGTATCATGGGGTGATGTTGCCAAGGTATGGGATGCCACGATCAAGGGGGCAAAATGAAACCAATAAACGATAACATTCAGATTGAATTAGTTGAGGAATCTAAGCAAAGCGCATCAGGTATATTGATCAGCGAAAAAGCACAAATCATACGAGTTGTTGCGGTTGCCGATAGTATCACCGATGTTAAACCCGGCGATCACATTGAGGTACGCAACGGATCTGTTATACAGGTTGGCGATTGGATGTTTGTTAAGGAAAAAGATGTATTAGCAATAAGGGGGAAATCATGAAAACACTCAAAGCCGATGCCACTATCCTAGTTACCGGGTGGTTCCGTAAACGCTATTGGTTGATCATACCTTTTGAGGGTGTATATGAATTACCAATTACCACCGTTAAGGAACAACTAGAGGGTAAAGTGAAAGCGTGGAAACAAAACAATGGGTAAACTACACGAAACAGATTTTAAGGTTGAGGATTATGAGGATTTTTATGATGATCACTTTTTCCAACCACTTAACGATGATGATGCGATCAATGCGCACAGAGTAATACCCCGGGTTGGATGGGGATTAGATATTGCCAAAGAGATCCAACCAACAGTTATTCTTGATCTTGGGTGCCTAGATGGTTCCAACTTGCTTACACTATTAAACAACTTGCCAACCGGCACCCAAGGTACCGGGGTGGATCTAAGCAAGGATGGTATTGAGATTGCTACAAAGCGCGCATCATTACATGGCTTACCGGCCACATTTGTTAAGGGTTCCATTGAGGATTACCTAAAACAAACTAAGGATCATTCAGTTGATATGGTTTGCTTATATGAGGTGATTGAGCATGTACTTGATCCTGATTGGGTAGTTGCTGAAATTAAGCGCATACTTAAGCCGGGCGGCACTCTGTTAGTGAGTACGCCGGACTTTGAGGCGCCAACCTTTGGTAAGACTGATACCCGGAACAAATGCCACATACGCCTATACACCACCGCTAATGAGGATTACGAATCAACATTTATTGGCATCAATGAGGGGTTAGATAAAGGCCAAGAGGTTACCCGCACCGCGACATCCATGCCGAAACAACTTAAGGATTACAAGATTGTGAGTATGGATGTATTCTCACAACTAATCCATGCGAGGGCAACAACATGAGCGATACCAATGATAATCTAAACGCTGATTTAGAGGTTAAGGAAACAAGTGCTATTGAGGAAATAGCCGATAAGCCGGTTGAGGATGGCCGCATTGGCATCAAGATTGATTACCCACAACTAATTGATTATTTCAATGTAGATTCACCAACCAATGCCCAAAGAGAAAAAATGGCCACCATCTTTGATTACTTTGCTGATGAAAGCAAAACTATCGGTGAATTACTATACAACATGCGCATCCTTGAATCCCGCCTTGGTTCACCGGCGTTAGGCGAATCACGACTACAAAAAATGTACAACTACATACGGATAACTAGCGATATTAAAGATAAAGAAAAGCAACGCGATGCGCTCATGAGGTAGCTATGATTGTAAAAGTTGAATGGATACAGCATAATAGAACATATAGCATAGGCATCGTGCGATTCCTTAAGCTACTTGGATATGATGTAGATGAAAAAACTATCAAACAAGTAGTAAAACAGTTGCTTGAGCAACAGGAAATGGCTGATGGCGAACCCAAATCAAAGTGAAAAATCAGTTGCACTTGATCGCGAGGAAAACATTACCCGCGGTAATTTGTCAGCTAAAAAAGTTGCGCTGTACATCTATAACTCAGATACCGATCAACTAGAACCATACAGTAGTACGGCAAGTGGCGGTGGCAAGGCCACTGATGCTTATTACTACATTCAAAAGGATACTGATGATGCTACCTACAAGTATTATGGCTACATGAAAGATGATGGCGGGTGGTTTATTAAGCGTATTACCATAGCAACTAATTTGGCCGAGTTCGTGAAAGGAACCTCAGGTTATACATCTGAATGGACTAACCGGGCAAGCCAAACATATGGTGATTACGCGGCAACATTTTAACTAAGGGGGAACTATGAGTACACCAACAGAATTAGAGGCAACGGTAACAAAAGCATCAAGTAAATTGGATTCAGCCGTTGTTTTGCTATATGAAAAGATAGCAAGGGAATACGAACTTACACCGGATGAGGTGCGCGAGGCAACGATTACCATTAAAAAAGGTGAGATAACCGTAAAAGTGAAAGGAAAAAAAGATGAGTAAGGGTAACACATTTGAAAACGATCTATTGCAACTATTATTCAACAATGTAGATATAGCAGATATTGGGGATGCCGGTGGCATTCAGAACAGCGCAACCGCCGGTTCATTGTATGTTGCATTACATACTGGTGATCCGGGTGAGGCCGGTACCGCCGCAACAAGCGAATCAGCTTATGGATCATATGCCCGCCAAGCGGTAGCACGATCGGGCGCCGGATGGACTGTATCAGGTAACCAAGCAAGCAACGCCGCATTGGTTCAGTTCCCGGAATGTACAAGTGGATCGGAAACAATTACACATGTATCAATAACAACCGCTGTTAGTGGAACAAGCAAGATTCTGTACTCAGGTGCATTGAGCGCATCACGCTCAGTATCTAGTGGTATTCAGCCTCAGTTCGCTATTGGCGCGCTAGTGGTAACAGAGGATTAACATGGAAAAGCCACCATACCAATGTAGCAAGTGCAAACTAGGTGCAATGGTTGTTAATGGCGAGTTAATCCGTTTTTGTAAATGTAAGGCACCGGTTATTGCCACAATGGATGCGGTAGCGGCCGGTAAAAGCAAGGTAAGCGGCTAATGGGCGTAAATAATCTTAAGCAACTGGTTGATGCGGAACTTGCGGGCAAATCCCGCGAGTATTTTTGGCGTAAAACAGCATCGCAAACAACCACAGCTAAGGTTTGGTACGATCTAGCGGTTGCCCCGGGCAAACCTAAGGCCAAACTATGGTTTGATAGCGCACCATACATTGCTGTACCTATTAAGCAATCAACCGATGAGGGTATTATGCATGGCGCGGCCGTATCACCGGCTACCAAGTTTTTACGAAAACTTACGGTATTTAACCCGGTAACTACGGCTTTACCAATGACAATGATTCTATGCGACTACTTACTGTATTACCCATCAATTGATGATAGTGAGGTTGATCCGCAAATACTGGATAACACTGAAACCTTGCCAAGATATACCGATGGTGAGGGTGTTCAGATGATGGCTGTATCATTGGCATCGCGAACTGGTGGTGCCATTGTTGAGGTAAGCTACACCAATTCAGATGGTGTATCGGGGCGCACAACAAGGTTTGTTGAGGGTACATCAGCCGCTATTGGCGCCATATTAGGGGGACAAACTACGAATGCATCAACCGAAACCCCATGGATTGGCCTACAAGCCGGTGATCGTGGTGTACGCTCAGTTGAATCAGTAACTATGATTACCCCTGATGTTGGATTCTTTGCCATTGTGTTAGTAAAACCATTGGCCAAGATATGCATGCGCGCCTTAGATGCGCCAGTTGAAAAGGATATTTTGTTGGATGATGCCGATTTACCCATTGTTTACGATGATGCGTATCTCAATTACATCTGTAACCCTCAAGGAACTTTAGCCACAACCACTTTGAGGGGTAGTATTAAGGTGGCGTGGAATTAACGAAAGGATAAGATTATGCCCGGATTTTCTAGCAATGATCAAATAATAGCCGCGCTATCCGCGGGGCAAGTTTACAAAGGCCAGTTCGCTAAGAACTTTAACCCAACGGCGGCGGCTGTTGCCAACGAATGGCATACACTATTCAGGGGCGCCGGTAACCCGGCGGCTGATGCGCTGTTCAACACTGGAACAAACCTTGCGTTTCAGGCTGTAAAAGACACTACCACAAGCGCCGGTTCAATACCTCATGGTGGTGCTGTTCAGCCATCGTATTACAAGTATTTACTAAGCTGTTGGGCGGCCACAGCGGCGGCAACAACCGCACCGGGCACCCTAGTATTGGTTGATGTG